CTCGCTCTCTTCGTGGTCATCTTCCTATCCTATGCGTTCGGCACTCTGATCGCGGAGTGGCTCCGTCGAGAAGACCAGGAAGAGAAGACCCGAGCGGAGCGCCAACGCGATGACGAAGACCAGACAGAGCACTGACCCTATGCCTTCCCTACCCTACCCACCTGTCGAGGCACCTATGCCCCTAATTTCGCCCGTCATCGCCACGCTCGATCCGCTCGTTGCGAAGCGAGTCCTGCTCAATTCAATCGAGGTCGTCTTCGGCCTCCTGTTCCTCGTCGCCCTGGTCCTGATCCTCTCTTCGTTTCGAGGTCCGCGATGACGAAGCGCCGCGACATTGACGAAGAGAATTCAGACGAGAGCAAATCGAAGTGGAAGCAGGCACCGAATCGACGGAGACCGGAGGCCGTAGCGATGCGGCGAATCATCGTCGAGCAAGGCCGCTGGCTGTCGCCATTCATGCGAGGCGCTCCGCTTCCAGTCCTCACGGAGTGGGAGAAGACAGTCGACCTCTCGCGACTCGCCTCGATCAACTATCTGCCGGTCGATCCTGCCGATGAGAAGCCGACTCCGAAGCCGCAGAGACTAGGCCGAATCGAGCGCTCGATTCAGTCGCGACCGAACCTCTCCGACTTGCGAGAGACGCAAGCGAAGATGAATCGAAAGCGGACCGACAAGCGGAGACGCAAGTCGGCTTGACTCTGACTTGTGCCGAGGTATCCTCACGGCTCCCACTCCGTCGAGGACCACATGCAAGAACCTGTCGAGCCGTTCGTCTCTCTGAAGTTCGTTGCCGTCGAGAACCTCGTGCCATACGCGAGGAACGCTCGGACGCATTCCGCTTCGCAGGTCGCGCAACTCGCGGCCTCCATTCTCGAGTGGGGCTGGACGAATCCGATCCTCGCCGATGACCGCGGAGTCGTCGCCGGACACGGCCGACTCGAAGCGGCCCGTCTCCTCTACTCGCAGGGCAAGACCCTCCGACTGCCGAACGGAGAACCGATTCCGTCCGGAGAAATCCCTGTCCTCGATGTCTCTGGTTGGAGCGAGTCGAAGCGCAGGGCCTATGTCCTGGCCGACAACAAGTTGGCGCTCGGTTCCGGTTGGAACGAAGGCATGCTCGCGGAGGAACTCCGTTCGCTCACCGAAGACGGGTTCGACCTCTCGCTCGTCGGGTTCGATGACATGCCGAGTCTGTCAGACCTCGACGACCTCTCGCTCGCTTCGTTCGACAGCGTGAAGTCATCGAAGACCGAAGAGATCGACGAGTCCAAGTTCGACCTCGAGCATCGCTGCCCTGCCTGCGGTTTCGAGTTCAACGATGACTAGTCGCAATCCTCATGCGTGGACTCTCTCCGATCTGAAATCCGTTCCGCAAAACGGGGTCCGAGTGATGTCGACTTTCTCCTGCGGCGGCGGCTCGACGATGGGCTACAAGCGGGCCGGATGCGAGGTCATCGCAGCGAACGACATCGATCCGGAAATGGCCTGGCACTATCGGACGAACCACCACCCGCGCCACTATCTGCTCTGCCCCATTCGCGATCTACTGACCGCGACTCTGCCTCCCGAACTCTTCGACCTCGACATCCTCGACGGATCGCCGCCGTGCTCGACCTTCTCTGTCGCCGGAGATCGCGAGGCGGCATGGGGAGTCGAGAAGCATTTCCGCGAAGGCCAGTCGAAGCAAGTCCTCTCCGACTTGTTCTTCGATTTCATCGAGGTCGCAGAGCGATTGAAGCCGCGAGTCATCGTCGCGGAGAATGTGAAAGGCATGCTCCTCGGCCGTGCCAAAGGATACACTCGGAAGGTCATGCAGCGACTCCGAGAAATCGGCTATCGACCGCAACTCTTCCTGGTCAATGCGGCGGATTGCGGCGTGCCGCAGACCAGAGAGCGGGTCTTCTTTTGCGCGGTCCGTGAAGACCTCAACGCACCGCCGCTTCGACTCGCTCCGACTCATCGCTGGGTCTCAGTCATCGAGGCGACTTCGGACCTTCAATCGTTGACTCCGGAAGAGGTCGCGGAGACCGATCTGAGTCGCTCGCAATTCAATCGAGTTTGGTGGCCACTCACGAAACCAGGCGACAACTATTCGACCGCATTGAAGCGCGCCAAACTTCCGGAGAAGTATTGGAACCACTATCGACTGGACGGGTCGAAGCCGTCGAGGACCGTGGTCTCCGTCGACATCCTGAAGCATTGGAGTTCGTTCCGCTCGCTCACTCTTCGCGAGATCAAGCGGCTTGGTTCTTTCCCCGATGACTACGCGGTGAAGTCATCGCGGGTCGGCAAGTATCTGATCGGGATGTCCGTGCCTCCGAAGATGACCGAAGTCGTCGCTCGCGCCGTGTGCGAGCAGTGGCTCGGCAAGTCCGGTCAGTCGAAGGTCACTCGTCCCAACGATTGATCTGCACTTCGAGACGATCGACTCTTCGGCCCAGGTCTTCGACATCGTCGGAGAGTCGGTTGAGAGTGGCTCCGTCCGGCATTGAATCGAGGCGCTGCCGCATCTCACGGACCTCGACTCGAAGTTCCTTCCACTCTTCGCGAACCAGATCGAACGCGACTCCGAAGCAGACGAGCACGACCGTCGAAGCGACCGAACCGATGACCGTCACGATTCGCCAGGCGGTCGGCAGTCCGATCGTCGCCGAAGAGGCCGCGACTTCGAGCGGCTTAGTCATCGCTGCGAACCGTCTGCTTCTCGTCGCGATCGAGCATGCGATCCGTCGAAGACTTGAGTTCGACATTGCCCGCGAAGAGTCCGGAGACTGCACCGCCTAGGGCGATCCACAACGGGAGCGACACGGCGGCAAGACCTCCGGTCGCGATCGTCGCGATGATTGGAATTGCGGCACCGAGAATTGCGCCGCCCGCGAGGCCGAGATTGAGTCGGCCTTTCGAGTGAGTGAACTTGAGCATCCGGAATCCTAGCAGCGAGAAGAGTCGAACCAGCCAATCGTGCGAGCGAGATCGTGCGAGTCAGTCCAGCGATGAGTCTTGCAATAGACCCCATCTCCGTCTCGACTTCCTGCCGAGTTCGTGTTGCCTTCGACCGTGTGAAATCCGATCGCGTCGACAGCGATGACGATGCCGCAGTGGCCTTGCACCCAGTTCCCTCGACGGGCCTCTCCTGCGCCGGCCTCATCTTTCGCCCTGACCCAGACCCAGCCCGCGCCGATGCGATCGCGATAGTCGTTGAACAACGGGGTGCAGAATCCGGACGGGCCGACCTTCCGAGTGGCCTTCTGCCAGGTAGTGATCGCACTGCCGCTGCACCACGAAGGAGGACTCGCAAGGCCTCTCGATTGAGTGACGCACCACGCGACGAACGCGGCGCACCACGGGTCGCCTGGACGGAGGCCGACCGTGCGCTGGAACTCCTCAACGCGAGGGCCTCGATTCGCGCCTCCGATCTCACGGACTTCTGCTTTCGCTTCCGCGATTGCGGTCGAGATGAGCGAGTCAACGATGACGACTCCGGTCGTGGACGGAGTCGGAGTCGAGAGAGCCGCGAGTGTGGCCTTGCCGAGTTTGCCGTCGACCGAAATTCCGCGCTCGGATTGCGCGGCCTCGACGGCCTCCGCGAAGGCAGCCGATGCAGGGTCGAGGTCACGGAGCGGAGACGGAAGGTCCTTCGCGTGCCAGAGGACTCCGGACTTCCGGAGATTGTAGTCGATTCGAGCGTCTGACATCGTGCCTCCGGAGGTCACTTCTTTGTGGAGGTCTTCGACTTCGACCCGCTCTGCTTCGACTGGACGATCGGAGTCGGCGGCAGAGCAGCGTCCAGAACCGACACAGAGGCGCCAGGAACGCTCGGCAAGGCGGGAGCAGTAGGCAAGACTAGGGCGATTGCTTCCGCGAGCGCCCTGGCGCCGTTTGCGGCGGCCTCTGCTTCCGCGACTGAAAGCGGAACTCGGACCGCTGGCCGACCCGCGAATCTGACGAGCAGCGTCGAGCGGTCAACCGAGAAGCGAGCGGAGCCGAGTTGACGGACGAAGTGAGCGAGGACGGAGTCGAACATCGTGAATCCCTTGATCAATTACAAAAGCGGAACCCAATTACCGCTGACATATTGATAAAATTGCGAGGTCGTTTCGTCATAAATCGCGGTTGAGTAATCGATCACAAATGTTATTCCGTCAACAACCCCAGGCGTTGGAAGTAAAGAAATACTGTTAACGTTTCCGCGAATAAGAAACATTGTATTGTTCCCGTTTGCAAACCACCAAATGCTAGCAATTGAAGCGTCAATTACGATCGAGCCGACAACATCGATCACCTCGGCGCAAACG